GTGCGTCGGACAGCAGCGGTGATAACGGTGTCGTCCCTCAGCGGCACGGTAACCTCCTCATAAGCGGCTGCGTTCAACGTCAGCTCAGCGGGGATGTCGTCAAGATTCAGGTCAGCAGGGTCGAACAAGACCAGGTTGGCGCACCGGCAGTTGATAACCTCTTGGGGAGGTCCTGTCGGGTCACCCGGGAACGCTAGCGGTGCGCCACCTACGATGAACGGCTCTGTGACCATCACCGTCTGGCCGTCCGCCTCGTGGTGGGTGTGCCGGGTACGGGTGTCGTTAGTAGCCTGCCACGCCTTGCGGAGAATTCCTGGGCGCACGCCGTATGCATTCTCAAAGCGTTCCATGGTCGCGTAGGCGGCTACGTTCCGAGCCCCGTGACTCTCTGTGCGCGCAATAGTACGTGCTCGACCCTCAGTCACCCCTACAGCGTCGCGAATTCGTTGCGCTAGCTTCGGCTGAGACTCCCCAAGTTCGATGCCCTCCGCAAGGGACGCTCGGGCATTGAACCAAAGCGCGTCGCCAATGCCGACAAGCCGATTGGATGCCTGCCGCAGATACACGTCAGTGTCAAGCGGCTGATCTATCAGCAGCGGGAGCGGTTGTCCTACCGACTCGGCGAGCCGGGAGACAGTCTCGGCCCCTGCCGCCAGCATCGAAGCGTCAAGCGCCGGAATCAGCTCTTCGGATACGTACGCCGCCCAGAAGACCAGGATGGCGTCAAGCGCGGCAGGATCGGCGTTGCGGAGTGCCTGTTCAATCCCTTCGCGGTTCAGCACCTGGATTACCGCAGCTCGAAGACCAGCCATCACCAGTGCCTCGAACTCCTCGGCGGTGATGTCCAGCTCTTCGAGGGTCTGCAAGGGAACCTCAGCCATCAGGCAGCCTCCCCGGGTTCCGTAGCCTGCGTATCAGAGGGATTCTCAGAGTCGCGGGTGGTTTCGACGGTCTCTGTCCGGTCGGGCTCATCGACGTTCGCGATGGTTTCTTGCACCTGCACCGCCGACGCTTGCGCACGCAGCCGCAGCTTCTCAGCCATCTCGTCAAGCTGGTCATCAGTCGGCGCGTCCGATTCCGAGAAACCTTTCTCACGGCGGTACGCGATCCCGTTGATTTCCATCCGGTCGTACGCCTCATCAGCGGCCGCCGACTTGTCCGGACGCTGCACGATCTCGGAAGGGTCGTACCACATGACGATCCGACCACCATTGGGACCCACCAGTTCCTCACCGCTGGCCCGGAGCATGGGCACCAGGTAGCCGCGTGTGAGCGCGTGGCAGATGGTCTCAGCATCAGGCGCAATGTGCAGCTTGATACCGGACTCTTCGACCTGGGCAGCACCCCAGTGATTCATGCCTGAGACGCCGAGCAGCTGGTCGGAAGGGAGGTCAAGCGCGGTGGCGAGACGGCGGATCGCCGATTCGCGCTGCGGAATCAGCTTGTCGTCGATAGGGTTGGACAAGTCCAGTGCCATCATGACGTCGGACAGCTTGACGTCGGTGGCCGACCCCAGATCCACGCCGATTGGCAGCTTCAACGCAGCTTCGGCGGACATCGGGTCTTTGATGCCGCGTGACGCCACTTCCACCAACACCTGAGCAAACGGGTCTTGCCCCTCCGCTCCAGTGGGGTTCGGCGTCTGCGGAAACGACAGCTTGCCACGGTCGTACAGCAGGACACCGTTCGAGGCGAGACGCGAAGTAGTCTCAGCGATGATGCGTTTATTGATCAGGTCAAGCTCGGCCATCGCGCCGAGCGCGTTAGCAGCGATCGAACGGGCACGGTATGAGTACTGGAGGTCGGGACGCCAGAATCGGACCACCATCGTGTCCGACCCGAGTGTGGTCCAGTCCTGTTCGCTGTCACCCGTCTTGAGCTGGTAGCTGTTGCCCTGTACCCGCAGTTCGTTCGCGGAATAGACCGACCAGCGCTCTTCGCCGATGTCGTCGGTCTGGCCGACAAGCCACCCTTCGCCGGGCACGTTGTAGTGGACGCCCATGGCGTACATCAGCTGGGCCTGGCCGCCGATACCGCCAGCAAGACGCGCCACGGCATCAGCGGCAGGACCCTCTGAGATGGGGAGGGGTTCGTCACCACCAGGGATGTACTCGGCCGCTAGGAGGCGAATGCGGCTGAGCGCATTCGCTTTCCAGTTGACGGCGGCTGAGAACTCCTCAAGCGTGTAGTAATAGCCCCACAGCTGCCCCTGAATATTGGTGTATTTCGGAGCGTTTCGGACGATAGGGGACAGCACCGAAGCCGACGCTACAAGCGTCGTGCCGAACGCCGGAAGTCCCATACCACGCCTATTCGTTGTCTGCCCCGCCCAAGAATCCGACCACCGTCGACATGGCAAGCCATGTGATGATCGGGTAATCAAGCCCGTACGCGATCGATAGTACCACTGTCATGACCCCCGATACCCAGAATCCAAGGCACCAGGGGCACGACAGCAGGTAGGCCCACTTCGAATTGAAGTGTGTGTCAGACCCTACCGGCCCGTGCTTGGCGTACCAACGTCGCTCCAGTCCGAACCGAATGCGATCCATCAGCGGCTCGGCGATCTTGTCTGTCGTGACAAGTCGGGTGACTCGATACGCGGCCAGTGTCGCCAGGACGAACAGCAGCACATCACTCACCGGCGTCGACGTCCTTACGCTTGCGTGGCCACGTCTTCACCGTGGACAGCACCAGCGCGCCGAACGGAATCGCCGCGCCGAGCAGCGCTTCCCACAAGGCGATTTCCTTCGCCTCAGCATCCACGTAGAACGCAGCCAGTGCCAGGACGGTCAAGCCGAAGGCGTAGATGGTGGCCCGAGGGGCGCTCGTGTTCATCCCTCACACTCTCCCTCAAGATTCTTCACGTGCTGTTTCACCTGGTTGACCTCGGAACGAATCGAGACCACCTCGGCCCGAACTTCGTTGATTTGCTCGCTCATGCCGCCGATGGTGCTGTCGATTCGGTCGAGCCGTTCCGCCAGCCCGGGGCGCTCTTCGCTATCTCCCGGGTAGCGTGCCGGTCGACCGGCGACAACATCGATCGCGGCCACTGTCTTACGCAAGGGACTCCACACTCTCCCCACAATACCTGTAAGCAACAGGCCAGCGATGATGCTGACCGTCGTCCACAGCTCTGGACTCAGATTGGGCACTACTTCACCCCCAGCAGCGCATTCCACGTGATGGGGCCGGGGATACCGTCGACCGGCTTGGCGTACTTAGCCTGGAACGCCATCACCTGGCGTTCGGTCTGCTGTCCGAAGATCCCGTCAATGGACGTTTTGAAGCCCCATGCGGTCAGCAGCGCTTGCAGAATGCGAACGAACTGCCCCTTGGCTCCCCTGCGGAGTGTCGGCATTTTATCCCCCAGTGATTCAGTCGGATTAGTAGGTTTGCTGGGCTTCCCAGGCTGACCGAGATTCGCGATGCCCCACCCGGAGGTGGAGTCGTAGTCCTCAGTACTGCGTCCGTCCGGGCCGTTGCCCACCGACACGTGCACGTGGGTCTTGTGGGCGTTCTTGCCGTTGTAGTCCCGAGCTTCGAAACCGTAGCGGCGCTGGTAGATCTTTCGGTTGTAGATGACGTACCGCAGGTTCGGGTGGGGGTTCGTGATGAGGTGCGCTACGAACTTGCCCAGGTCCATCCCACCGTCCGCAAGCACATCGATCGCGCAGACGACATCGCAGCATTCATTGGGGTTGTGGTCGGACCAGCTGTCCTGGTGGTCTTCATCCCCGATATCCCAGACAGTCGTCCCGGGATACTTGGCCTCGATCTCGTCGCCGAGCACGTCAAGGCTCTTCGCCCGTCTCCAGTCGCTAGGCATTGCGTCCCCCTCCGCTGTTACCGTGAATCATCACTTAAAGGTAACATGACACATGCTCTCAGTAGCGCTCTAACGCGCAGCGGACCCCCAGACCTTTAGTCGGTCTGAGGGTCCGTTCGGATGATCTAGAGGGGCAGTCGCGAGCGCTGACGAGCCTTAGTCAACACCCGGAAAGCGACACGGGTAACGCGCCGCTCCGCATCGCGGATTGAATACCTGGCAGAGTCCAGTTTGCCGTTGAAGTACTGGCACAGCTTGGGCTGGTGCTGTACATACGTGGCTGCCGACCAGTACCACGAGCCGTCCAATTCGCGGATCTGCAAATACGCGCGGTGACGTTCACTGGCGTCTGAAATGATCCGGGTATAGATCGTCTCGGATCGTTCTGCCCATGCATTGAAGTCAGTGTGCATTTCCCAGGGGGACATTTCCATCGTGTGGTCCTTCCGTCGTGAGCCTCTAGCGTACCTCATCCTGGGGATGCCGTCTTTTGTAGGGTCTCCACAACAAGATTGATGGAAGTTTGTGCCCACCAGGGTCTTGACGGGAACCGGTCAACGTCGTAGATTAGAGACACGAAAGACACACGACCAACGATGAAAGAGGCCCGAGATGAACGCCACCGCTTACGCCGAGAACATCCGCTTCGATGCCATCCCTGGTGGCGGGCACCTGGTGATCGATGAAGCTGCCAGTGTCGGAAAGAAATACCCGGTGGTTCTCGGCCACGTGACCACCATCCGTGGATTCGGTCACTTCGTCGGTGACCGTTACACCCACCTGAAGGGGTTCAACGCAGTGGTCGCCCTGGGTCCCGCGAACTCGATGGACCCCCTTGCGGAAGCGCTTCGATCCGGACTCGCAAACGGTCGGGACGACCGCTCTTAGCCCCCTGGAGGGGCTTCGGCCCCTCCCTCTTGTCTCAGGCACCCACGACCAAAGGATACGAAGATGAGCACTACGCAGCACCTCAACATCGCGACCACCCGCCGCAACATCGCGGCTCGGCAGGGCAACATCAAACTGACCGAGTGGTGGGAAGCGCAGGCCCGCTACTTCGCCTACCGACTCAACACCCGACTAGTCCCCCTGCCGGGACGGAAGGGTGCCGTGGTCCCTGAGATCTTCCTGCGCATCTACGCCTAGTGATACACTGGCCGAGCCGCAAGGCTATGCGAGCGTCCGACCTCCCCCCGGGGTCGGGCGCTCTTGCGTATACGGCCCAGTCAGCCTCGTCGGAATCGAGAACGGCAACCCAGGCACGCTTGGCCCCCCGAAGTGGCTGTAGCTGCTACCCACCTGGTCAAGCCGGACACCCGAATACGCCACCCGGGGATCTGCCGTCTCTGCGCTGCCGGTTCCGTCGAAGAACGCCAGCAGCAACGCGTCAGCGATGTCGGGGGAGCGGCCAAGCCGGTCCCGGATGTCGTCCTTCTTTTCGATCTTGACCTTGCCCGAGGAGTCAACGACCTCATAACGCGGCATGGTGAGCTCGGCGATAGCGTCATCGTCGAGTCCTGCCAGGCTCCACGCGCGCGTGCGGGACAGCTCACGGCCGTTCCACCATGCTTCCGCTCTGACATTGAGGAACCGCTTTGGCTGCCCAGACTTGTTGGCGAAGTTCACGTACTGCACAACGCAGCGGCTCCCGCGCTCTTTCAGCACCTCGCGCAGACGGCCAGCCACGCCCCAGCCGATGCCAGCCACGTCGATGCGGACCTTGGATAGGCCCCACTCTTCGATGTGGTGCACCAGCTTACCGACCGTCGCCATGGGATCGCGGTCAGAGAACGAGGCGATATGCCCGACCGCGATACCGACACGTTCCACGATCACAGTCCGGTCACCGCCGCCACCGACGTCGACACCGCCGATGCGAACCGCATCGGGGTCGTCGGCATAGTCGGTGTCTTTGAACCGACACGCGGCTGTGTCCTCTTCGGGGATCACTCGCCACGGGTCTGCGCTGCCCTTAGGGAACTGCCCGAGGCACTTCGCCTGAAACAGCGCCGAGTCTTCACCCCACGCACGCCTACGGTCTTCCACCCACTCAGGCGAGATCAACTCTTCAAGGATGCGCTCGGGCACCTCTTCGCCGGTTACAGCAGGGCTGTCGAGATACGACACGTGGATCACGTTGAACGAGCTGTCAGGCTGGCACGCGTCGGCGAACGGACCGGTAGTCAGATCCGGGTTCCCGATGGTCAACACGCGTGCGTTCGCGTTCGAAGCGATGGACTCGGTAGCATCCCACAACGGTTGCGGCACCCCGCTGCCTTCATCGAGGATCACCAGTACGTAACGCGCGTGGATGCCCTGAAACGCTGCCTCCGAGTGCTCGGAAGGCTTACGGCCGATTGCCACGAGCTCATCGCGTCCGTCCCCCATTGGCAGGAACATCTCAACCTGGTTACAGCGACCGGGAAGCTCGGCAGCGGCGTGCACCCGGTTGATAGAACGCCATAGGACGGAGCGCACCTGAGCTGCGGTAGGCGCTGAGCTGAGCACAAATGCCTCACCTGGCGGATGCGAATCGATCCACCAGCACGCGGCCACCGAAGCGACGAAGGACTTGCCCACTGAGTGGCAGGCGTGGACGGCGGTTCGGCGGTGGTCACGGATGGATTCCACGATTTCACGCTGCTTGGACCACAGGTGCACCTTCCCACGCTCGGTAGCCCATCGCACCGGGTCACTGGCGTAGTTGACCTTGGCTCGCGTGAGATCGTCAAACGCCTCAGTGATCGCTGAGCCAAGGTCAAGTCCCGGGATGTCCATGTACCGATAGTAACAAAGCGGCCCCCGAAGGGACCGCTCCGCGTTACCGCCTTCGCGCCGCCTGCACCTTGGCCCGCTTGGACCGCTCCCGGTGCCACTCCCGGACTTCGGCGTAGGGGTACACGTACCGGTCGCGAACCCCCATGACCTCGCGCCACTCTGGCGTGGTCTCGATCCGCAGCCGGAACAGCTCGGGATCGCGGTGGACGTTGGTGGGTCCCGTGATGGCTGCGAGGTAGTTTCGGTCGTAGCCGAAGTGCTCCCCTATCTGCCCCAGAGTGAGCACATCATCGCTGGTGTACCTGGTCATACATGCATCCTCTCATCTTCAGTGACCACGGTGAGCGTGGTCGTGTCGTCTTCGGGGCAACGCCTGGTGCGCTGCACGCTGTCACCTGGAATCCGGTAGCGCTGCTGGTAGTACGGGAGGCCCCACGGTTCATCCTCACGTGCCTCACGCTTCACCTCAGGCACCGGGTCGTCGTCGCCGTACTCGGTGCACCAATAAAAGGCAATCGCTGCTCCGATGAAGACGCACAGCGGCGTAGCGGCTACCCATAGTGACTCGACGTGTTCGACGTGCATCAAAATACCTGCCTTCCGATTGCAGTTCCGTAAAGATAGAGCGCAAACGCGAACGCGCACCACGCGGCGAGGCACACGCCTACTCCGACTGCGAACAGCACCCATCCAGTGCGTTCACCTCGATCATCCTTCATCGCTTGCGCTCCATAGCCCACGCCATGCCGTATAGAACCAGGCAGGCCCCGATCATGGACACGAGGCCCACCAGTGTCTCGACCACTTCGGGGTTCACTCTCGATCCTGGGTGGGACCGAAGAACCGATCAAGACGGCTCGTGTGACGCTCTTGCTCTTCGATGAGCACGTGGTGTGCCTGGTTTTCCAGGGTGTAGAGCGATCGGCGCATAGACGACGACGCCACGACCACGGCACGTGCCGCGTTCGCTCGCGTCTCCTCGTCGTCGTTGTCTTCAAGGTAGGTGACCAGCTTGGCTATCTTGTTGAGCTGGGTGCGCAGTTCGTCTGCGCAATTGAGGGGCGTTCGCCCGTGGTCGTAAGTCATGGTGTCCTCTCAGAAGAACAGAACGAGGGCGGCGAGCGTGAGGACGATCACCCCGAAGAAAATGCCGAACACCACGCACGCGGCTCCGATGATCTCGGTCATCAAACCCCACGTAGTGAAGGCGATCCGCGCGAACGGCGTAGCCCCTCGCGCATGCTTGCTTGCGTAGACGGCGGGTCCGTGACCAGTGGTCAGCCGCCGTGCCTGGAGTTTCGTGCTCATCGTTACATCCTATGTCTTTGTCAGGCAGGCCAGTCCAACACTGGCCCGCCCTCCCGGAACCCTACAAGGTTCCACCACTCTACCCCACCGCCGCTAGGTGCTGCGACGATACCCCCACTTTCGATCATCCTCAGATCTGCTGCGATAGTTTCGTGCGACGCCGAGCTGTGAGCCCCAAACATGGCCGCTCACACGACCTGTAGCGGCTCCGTCAGGTGGCGTACTCTTCGCCTGGCACCAGTGGCAGAGCGGCGGGGTTTTCGCGGGAGGAGTCGTGTCCTGGGGGTACCGACCCCTCCCGCAGTACGAAGGATAGCCCGCGAGTGCATTCTTGAATGCGTGGCGCGTGTAAGCCCCCTCCCCGTGCATCCATGTCACACCCGTATCGGTCACTTACCCTCCGTAGTGGGGTGCGTTCGGGCCTTGGACCACGGGTGTCTCACCTCGCGGATCACGTCGCGTTCGATGGACGGTTGCTTGTCTAGCTTGGACCCGATCTCTCGGTCCTTACGGCTACCGGTGTTCGCCATGTTCGTACCCCTCTCGTCGCTTGCGCTCTTCGATGCGCGCCATCTGGTCGAGCTGTCGTTGTATCTTGCCTGTGCGTGTCCTGATGTCGCGGTGCCACTCGTCGATTGCCAGCGCCTCAGGGCTGAACGGGTTGTCACCGTGGATCTGGCGAGCCCGTTCCATCAGGCGTTCCTGTTCTTCCTCGGGCAAGTCGTCCATGGTAGGCTCCCTAGCTGTCGTTGTCCTCTGCTGCAATCGGCATCTGCTCCAGTACCGCCGACAGGCGTTCCCTCACGTTCTTCAGGTATCCCTTCTCAGGGCTGCTGTTCGACAGGCTACCGGCTGCCAGCCGCAGGCGCATCACTTCCGCTTTCAGGAACGCGCGAACGTCGGCAGCCTCATCATCGGTCAGTACAATGGTGAAATCTGACATGATCTTGTGTCCTCTCGTCGGTGTTCGGAGATAGTAACTCCCCTAGAGCCTCACACCGGTGAGGCTCACAGGCAACCACTACGCCCAGGGTTGACGCTTCATCTTGATGTCGCGTTCCCAGGACTCCGCGCAACGCTCCAACAGGTAGCTGATATACGCGTACTCCACTCCGATGTTATCCGGGTACAGGTACCACATGCCTGAGCGGTTCTCAGCCGAAGCGGTCCACTCCCGACCACGGATGTGCGTTGTCACGGTTGCAATGTTGCTGTGCACCCCGTACTGCTTGATCTCCATCGTTTCATCCTCTGTCTTGGGGGCCGCCCCGAAGAGCGGCCCCTTACTGCTACTTGATGCCGTACTTGGCTTTCAATTCCCGGAGCATCTGCCACTGCCTATCAAGGCTCGCACCGTGGGCCGTAATGTTGGCCTGCCAATCCTCCTCGGAAATCTCGGCGGGACACGGGGTCCCCAAACCCCAGAAGTGATCTCGGCTAGCGGTGTTGAGTCCGTCTTCAACACGCCAGATGTAGTCCCGGATTTCCTTCATCTCTGCTTCGGTGTACATGTCCTGAGTCCTTCCGTCTTTGGTCTTGGCCCACCAAGCCTAACACCCCCTCGTGCTCACACGCAAGAGGGTGTGACTAGGTTTCTCAGGTTGTGTTTCCGCTGCTCACCAGCTCAAATGTGGGCCATCGTGACCCTTTTCTAGCTTGCACACCCCATAGAACGGGGGCCTGCTGTCCTCGGTTGACAGGCACAGCTCTATGTCATGCCCATACGCCCAGTACCGGTGATCCGTGCTGTCCCTGGAGAGTCCTCGAATCTCTGCGTCTTTTCGCACGTCCTCATAGCGGTCGTCAACGCACGACTGGCAATAGTTACCGCTGGCCCCGAAGTGCTCGCCGCAGATGAAGCAGTGCTTGAACATGCACTCTGACAGCATCATTCACCCTCTTTCGTCGTCGGTCGTTGCATCTGAATAGGCTTGGGTACGGGTGCCTGTTTCTCTGCCTTGGGTGCGGGCACGATCAGCTGTTGGCCCTTCCTAGCATTCACAGATCACACACCCACTCCGGTTCAGGGTGCCCCTCATCAGACAACACCGTAGTGGGCGCGCAGTCACCTGTGCGGATGGTGCGGAAGTACTCCATACGGAACGGCTTGCCCATGACATCCCCGTCAACCGTGACGGTGAACATGGCAATGTCGTGCCCGTCTTCATCGTGCCAGGTGATGCGAACGCCGGTCTTGTCGTCTGTCACTTGCCACCCCCGTTCGGCTTGCTGCATGCCGGGCAATCCGGGCCGCAGTGCTCACACCTCATCGTTGTGTCTCCTCTTGTTCCGTCGTGTCAGTACAGGTGCACCCGGTCAGCTCCACCCGGTCAACCGGGCATCCCTCGGAATGCCGCCAGCGCCCAACCGTTGTCGGGTACTGAGTGGATGGGGGCACCAGCATGAACCGGTCCTCATCGATCGCTACCCATTGCATCATTGGTCACCCTCAATCCCCATGGCGGTAGCAGTGGGACACGGCCATGCGCAGTTGACGAGTCGTCCTGTCACGTGGTCGTATGAGCCGACACATCCCAGGCATCGACGCTTGGCCCACGGGTCATCGGGAGTGTCGTAGGGCTTGTGCAACGCCTTCACCTCGGCGATTGCGTCGATGTGACGCTCATACGCTGCTGCCAGAGCTTCGTTGACCTCTTTCTGAGCTGCTACGACCTTCTCTAGCCGCTTTACCTCCTGAAGGTAGGTGACCCCTGCGTTGACCAATGCTTGCATAGTGAAGTCGTCCATGTCATCCTTTCATCGTTCCGTCATACGGGGTGCCCGTGTGCCGGGCACCTCCCTACGATACCTGCCGCACCACGACTGTATGCGAACGTCCCTGATCGTCCAGGACAGTGGACCCGTGATCCGGCGACGACCATGCGATAGCCATGTCTATGGCAGGCTGCACAGCGTCGAGACACGTCTGGCAGAACCGCTCGTCCTCGGGATCGATCGGGTGCTGCGTCTCGACGTCCCATCCGGGGTAGTCCATGGTTTCCTCCGCTCGTCGGTGGACCCATCCTACCCCGGATGGGGTGGCCCCTCCCGTCCTGTCAGCGGGAGGGACCAGGCTGATGACTACCGGCCTGCGTTAAGCACGTACTGGATATCCAGTCCGAAACACGTAAAAATGAAAGCTGAGAGCAACAGACCGCACCCCACCACGATGAGCACGATTCCAGGGCCTGTAGTGCCGTAGCTGTCACGCATCCGGGAGCCGAAATAAAACGGCACCGCTGCGGATACCAAGGCGATCATTGCGATCAGGTAAGCCGTGTTCATTTGCGGCCTCCCGTCTCACGGTCTTTCGACAACTTGACCATGGCTTCGGCGAGCTTGCGGCCCGCTTCGGCGAACGTCATAGCGATCCGGTCGGCCTGCGCCTTAGCGTATGCCTCCCGCTGGTCACGTGCATCGTCCAGCGCTTGCATCAGCTCGGTTCGTGCTTCCACGTGCCCCTGGAGAATGTAGTACTGCTTGTCGCCCATGGCCGTGACCATCCCGTCTTTCGCGTGCTTCGCGCCCGCGAGGAAATCGGCCACCACCTCAGCGTCAGTCGGCGGTTTCAACAGGTCATCGGTCATCTCAGTCCTTCCGGTCATTGCGGTGTCGCTCGGCCCACCACAGCTGGAAAGCGTTGTGCGGTCGGTATCCCTGCCGTGTGCACTCGTCGAGTGTAGCGTTCGCGTCCGCGAGCTGCTGTTTCAGGTCAGCGATCTGATCTTTCAGCACCTCGGTAGGCATGGGGTGTTTGTACATCGGGTTCGGCATGTCACCCCTCCGTGCCGGTCTCTTCGGGCATTCGCCGAATCAACTCGTCTCGCAGCTCGTCACGCTCTCGGCTCAGGTCCGCGATGAGCTTGACGTGTCCGGCGTTCGCCTGGAACAGCACCCACATCTGGGCATGCTCCTGTCCCATGCGGGTGGCCCGGGCTTCGTTGCCCTTGGTGTAGGGCATCTGCCACTCGCACCCGTCAGCGTCGCATTCCAGGGTGTCGATTCGATCATCACTGTTGAGCGACATCGTAGTCCACAGCAAGATCCGGTGCGGGTTCTCCTCGGTCATCGTCCATCCTTGTTGTGTTTCATGCAACGGCACTGAGCACGCACGCCGGGTGGCGCGGGAAGTACTCGGTACGGACCCCACCGTTCCCCGTCGAAGACTTCTACTTTGCCGTCTTTGATGCGCACTTCACCCTCCTCGGTCATGATCCCCACCTCTGGTATTCGTCGTCGGCCGCTTCGAAGGGGTCCATGCCTCCGGCATCCGCAGGGTAGGGAACGGGAGGATTCCAGGGCGGCTGCCCCCCTCCGGGGCAGTCGTCTCCGAAGGGGAGCCCCTGCTTGCGCTGCCCCACGTGGTGCCTGATGTTACCGTCTACCCGCTGCGAGTAGTTTTTCCTACACACCGAGCATGTAACCAGGATTCTTTCTGGCATGTCGTTATCCTTCCGTCGTTGTGTCGTGGTAAGCGGGACCCTACCGCGTCTGGAGGGTCCCGCCCGTAGATGATGCGGTCTCTAGCGTAGCACTACTGGAGTCGTACCCAGGTGACCTGGGTGCGGCAGCGGTTGCACGTGTACCTGTCGACCAGGTGTTTCGGGGGCATACGGTGCCGCGTGTGTCGAGCGCTGCAACCGGGATCGCAAACCCCCTCAACGCCGCCCTCCGGCATTGCAGCGTTGCTCCGGCAACGCTCAGGCGTTGCCCCTATGGCAGCTGCCCACGATTTCCAGCGCAGGCCATGCCCCGCTTCGCGTCCTGCCAGCGCGTGGGCGATCTCGTGCAGGATCGTGTCACGCACTTCGGATTCTGCGTTCATCCGCACGTAGTGCCTCGATAGGGTGATCTTTCGGCGCTTGTGGAAGCAGGCACCGCATCTGGCTTTAGCGTTGTCGAACCCGAACGTCCAGCCGCTGAGGTGATGATCTTCCATCAGGCACATTGCCAGGTATTCAGCGTCTTCAAGCTTCATCGGAACCCCTAGAACCCACGCTGCACGTCGATGATGTCCGCGTGGAACCCAAGGAGGCCCGCGAAGCGCTTCGCCAGTGCGCCGTAACTGCGAGCGCGCAGCTTCACGCGTCCGTAGGTGAGCACCAGCCGCTTGCCTTCCCGCTTGACGCTCGCTCCGAACGTCTGGCCGTCGACGGCAGCGGTCACGATGGCGCGACCGGGAGCGTCGCGCAGAATGGCGACTTCATTGGCGAACTTCGGGGCAATCCACCCCTCGATCATGCTGTCGATGGTGGAAGTGAGGTCGATTTCTTCATCTTCGTGCTCCTTGGTGGCCGCTTCCACGACAGCCGCAAGCTCAGGGTCGATGTCCGTCTCCGACGCTTGCTCGTCGGCCTGCTTGAACAGCTGGACGCTCTCAGCGGCGATCTCAGCTGCTTCGATCGCCGAGACGAGTTCAGCCTTCCGCATCGCGGAGCGGCCCGAAACCTCGAATGAAGCGGCGAGCTTGCGGAGTTCGGTCACGGTCATATCGTTCAGGTTCATCGGGTTGCCCTTCGTCGTTCGTCTTTGGTCTTGATGGGGTCAACACTACACGATGTCCGGTTGAGTGTCAACACGGGGGTGCAGATTTCTTGTTTCCGCAGGTAGGGTATGCTGTTTGCACCGACGAACGAAAGGACGACCATGCCTCGCAACTACAACGCGAAGAACACCCGAGCCACCGGAGGGAAGGTCAGCACTGGTCCGAAGCAGCCCAAGTGCAAGACGTGCGCGGACGCGAAGCAGGTGCGCGTGTCCAAACGACGCCCAAGCGAGCACAACAGCCCCGCCAAGCAGCAGTATGACATCGTTTGGGAGAAATGCCCGGACTGCTAACCGGTTGACGGTACCTATACGGGGGTGGTACCGTCCAGGGGACACAAGACGACACGACGGAAGGATGACAGACGCACGATGGAACCATTCGACACTGCCGACCTGTTCCCGCAGCGAACCGAGCCGATCCCACGCGCCACGGCCGATGACGAGCTGTACGTGATCAAGAGTAACCCCGGTCATATCAAGTGGGGCGAACCTGACAACAGCTGGGACGGATATCCGGCCTCGTACCACATCGGCTATCAAACCGAGTGGGGACCGGTCGCACTATGCGGGGTCGGAAACGACGTGATCCCGACGGGATGCCGCTGCGCGCCGTGGCACCCCAAGCCGGAGCGGACCGAAACCGACTGCGCCGACTGCCTGAACATCGCGAAAAGCCTGCACTTCGAAGGGAAGTACCCCGATGGCCTGGAGTGACGCTCTTGACGAGAAGCCGGAATACGAACGCGAGACAGGCACCGATTGGCTCATCGTGACTACCTACGCTGAGCAGGCGAAAGCCGATCGCCGCATGGCAGCGGCTCGTCGCAAGCTCGACAGGGCCGAACGCAAGTACCTACGAAAGATGAGAGGACACTACAGCACATGAAAGACATGCCCTGGTCACACATCGGAAAAGACGAGCTCGACAAGGCAGCTGAGCTGGTGTTCAACCGTCTGCGCGACGCATCGGTCCCATGGGATTGCGTCTTCGACGCGCACTCGGTCCCTTACCACCTGCAAAGTAGCGATGTGCAGGCTGCTATACAGCGATGCGTGGTCGTACTGCTGGGCACCACGGTTCCTGCGCTGCTGGTGGCGGAAGCGAAGCGCCTCTGGGACAACGGGGCCGACCCCGGAGCGTACGCCGCCCTCACGGACCTCGCATACGACCTTGAAACAGAGCACGGGGGCTGACATGCTCGTCAGGACCAACCCCGACACACCGTGCCAGCCGAACGGCGCACACCACCCGCACCGCTGGCACTGTGACGATCCCGTCGACTGCGGCGGACCGGCATACCCATGCGACTGGACACCGCTCATATGCTGTGTCTGCGACCAGGTGTGGCCATGTTCCCACCGAGAGCACCGAGACGAAGAGAAAAGACAACGACGTGAACAAGCCTGAAGTCACCGAACCCGAATTCGACGCCTACCATCGCGTCAGCGCCGCCGCTGAAAGCGTCTCAGACGATCCGCAGGGGTATCCGACGACGGTCGCACTCATCTGGAACGTGCTGCTGGTATGCGGCGTTACGCCTACACCTTCAATGATGGCGCGTGTTTCTCGCATCGCAGGGGAAGCAGGGGAGTAATGGGCAAGCCTGAGATCATCGGCTACCAGCACGATCCCGACAACTGGTCAGCGCCACAACTACCGGAGATGACCTTCGCAGGGGGAGAAATCTGGGTGTATCGAGGCGGCACACCCGTCCGCCGGATCGAGCCCCATGAGCTTGACGGATTCATGCGGTACCACGGGTATAAGCGCGTCTATCGGGATCGTCAGTTCCGAGCGTGGCCCGCGTTCGGCGCATACCGAGTCCAGTGCAAGCGGTGCAAGCGCACCGGGCTGATCGGGGGAGACATCCTTCCCCATGACTACGCCGTTGCTCACGAGTGCCTGCCACGCTACGGGACGGTCAGCGTTGTACAGGGTGGTACAACGCTCGGCGCACACACAAGCGCCTCTGCGAACCTCGCCGCGCAACTGCCTGACGACGACGACGACGACGACCTGCCGTGCACGCACGAAATCACGTGGATGG